TTAAGTAATTGTTTACAACTGTCGCTTATCGCTATGTTCATAGACAACTGCTTGGGAAACCGGGTGGGGAGAAATGGGAAGTTTCACGCTATGGACTAGCGGAGCGATAGCGACCACATACTTGCTTTACCTATTGGAGAGAAAGACCATGACCAAAGAAGACAAACTGCTTCAAGATGCTCATAAAGAAATGACCGACGCTGTCGGTCGCATCTACGCCGATGTAATGGCCCACCCAAAGGTTACCAACCTGGGCGACATGGGCTTCTCCGGCTTGATGACCAAGGCAGTGGTTGCAGGCGGCTTCGATATCAAGACGATCTTCGAACCCGTCAACCCGGAAACGGCAGCCGAAGAACTGAAGTACTTGCGCTATGCCGTGGCGCTGAGCTACATCCAGGACATGCTGGACAGCAAGATTCGTCTGGGCCGTTCGGAAGAACTGCCGTATCAACTTTACGCACAGATGGGTGGGCTTTACACCGGTTACAGCAACCCTGAACGTGTTGCGGAAGGCAAGCGCGTCCAGGCCGCGCTTACTGCCCAGGTGGAGTCTTTCACCGCCAACACGCAAGAATCCCCGATGGCCGAGAAGTTCAACCGCATCGTTGCTGGCCGTGTTGAGAGCAACGGTATCAACGACCATTCCTGTGCGGGCAAGGACTGCTACTGCCCTGCCGGTTCTCGCCAACAACCGGCTGAGAAGTACTCTCACGAGATCGACACCACGAACTTCGCGTCGGTGGCCGAACCGGTTGGCTTTACTCACCTGCCTTCCGCTGAAGCCATCAAAGGCGTCGTGGCCCAGTACCTGGAAAATCATCGGTCTATCGCCTCTGGGCTGGACGATATTGTGCGCCAGGGTGGCGTTGAAAGCGAGATCACTCCAAATGGCGGTCTGATCGTCACGATCACCATGCCTGATTACAGCGGGCTCATGGTTCAGCCCGTCAATCGCGCTGCGGAGAAGGACCATGTCGACTTCCAGAAGGTCTACAACGCACTGGGGTTGATCTATAACCTTCCGTTTGCCGGGCAGTGCTATTCGTGGTCCGGTGATCTGTCTCACTACCTCAAGCCCTCGGACTACATCCGTAACCCGAGTACTGCTGAAACCGCGGCAAGACATCAGGAGCTCTACCAGCAGACCAGTGCACGTGCCTATGAGGAGGTGAAGAAGGACATCGACTTCCTGGACTTCAAGGGTCGCCCGTACATGGGACTGGAAGAAGCCGTTGCGTACCTGGGGACTCGTGTCAACCTGGACGGAGTCATGGAACTGCGCGCCGACGAAATCCAGGCTGCTGAAGACCGTTGGTTGAAGTATGCCAAGTTCCGGGCTGATCTGAACAGTTTCATCAAAGGTCCGAATGGCTACATCGAGCTGATGGTGAAGAACCCCAAGAAGTGCATCCAACTCGCCTACGAAATTTCTTCGGTCAATGAGCCAGGTATCGCCGTATCCGTGAAACCAGGTCTGCGTGAAGATGGAAAACCCAAGCGCGCGGACGAACTCACTGCTGCCGATTTCGATGTGATGGCCCTCTTTGCTAAGGGGCGCCGTCTCAGTGAAGTCTACAAGGAAACGCTTCTGGACAGCGCAAAGCTGGATCTCACCGTTCGGCCACAGATCAACCCTGAAGCCCAGTGCAGTAACCCTGGTTGGGTAGCTTCTGATCAAGAGATGTACAACATGCTCGGCAATACCGTCATCGTTGATCGCGAAGCGACGGTCGAGGACTATATGGACTTCGCCATCCAGGAAGGCAAACCTTCTGCCGCCGGTCTGTTGGTAGACCCGGTCGGTAACCAAGACCCTCGTAACGGTAAAACCATCATCGGGGTTTTGAAGGTATGAACAAAAGGGAGTACTTCTCCGGCTTTGGCCCGCTGACTCCAGAAGCCAAAGCCGCCTGGGATGAGGCGGTGTACAGTCTCATGAGGAAGCTTGCCTTCGTAGGCCCACTGAAACAACGTCGTACGTTCCGTGTATCGAAGCACTAAGCGGTAATAGACCTATACCCTTCCCAGCCTAGGCTGGGAAGGGTATAGTCTTATGATCGATCAGAGATGATCCCAGTCTTTGATTTGATTCCCGTCTTTATCAAGTTTGTAAGTAAGCGAGTGTCTGTACGCAGGCTTCTTGTCAATGTCGTGTTTCAAGCCTTTGTCCGGATCGATATCGTAGATACCAAACCGTTTCTCTGGTGGACAGCCTTCGCCACGTTGTTTACCAACACAGTACGTCCAGTAGTTCTTGAACGCAGTCTTGGCAACGTGGAAGGTAATCTCGACGTCCACTTCGTTGGTAATCTTCGTAGACGTTTCCGTCATGGACTTACCAGCCACTTCACGAGCGAAGTAGATCTCAGACTCTTCGTCTGTTTCTTGCAGACGCTTCTTCGCTTCGGGAGACAATTGGTGTGGAGTACCGAAGCAAATACCGCGAGCAATCATGAACGCACGAATCTTCCGGAAGTGCAGCTGCAGCTTGTCAGACTTGGTTTCGCCTGGCAGCTTGTCGATGTTTTGCAGGCCGCAGTAGTCGTAGCCGTAGAAGATGATCTCGTGGCCTTTCATGTCCAGACGACGGACACGGTCAGCCATAGCGGCGTAGGTGTCTTTGCTCGACTCGATCTGGTTGATGATGAGGAACCAACCGTTCTCTTTGAAGCAATCGACGATGGTCTGAACGATATCTTCTTTAGCAGCGCCTTGGAAGTCAGCCAGCTCGTCGTGTTTGACGGTAATGGCTAGCTTGTACATGCGCATGATGATCAGGTCCATGGTGTCTTCAGCAGACTCCAGGAGGATCGTCGGGATCTTCGCCTTATTACGCAGCAGCGGTTTGTTGTAGAGGCCGATGGAGGCTACGATGTGCGCCATGGTCAACGACTTACCGCGGTTGGTCAGCGCGTTGAACAGATACATCTTGCCGCGCCGCAAACCGAAATCAGGTGCCAGCGCTTCGTTGAGACCAATCAGACCTGTGCGGAGAATACCCTCAATACTGTTTTCGCGTTGAGCCTGTTCGATAATGTCGTAGAACGAGTTCGGGTCTTCAGAGGTGACCGTGTGCACGATCTCACTCTGTCGCTCGTCATACTGCGTCGCCATCCGCTCGTTGATCAGATCGGCCATCGCCGCCCAGTCAGCAAGCTCCACTTCACTCAGGTCTTTGTACAGCGAATCCTTTACCGCTTTCTTCCAGCGCTTGGCAAAGTCCTCACCTTCAGAGTTGGCCCGGATCTCGGTGATGTGCTTGTAGACAATCTTCCGAGTGACTTCTTCCGAATCGAAGTCTTCCAGACCTTCCTCAACGGACTCTTTCAGGGCGTCATCACCCTTACAGAACATCCGTACGCGCTGCATAAGCACTGATTTTATAACAGGCTCATCTTCAGGCTGTTTTATCAGCCACTGAATGGTTGCCTTGATACCGTCTCTGGTCGCTTTATCCTGGGCGTAAATATCAGCTGGAGGAGTTGGCAACTCATTAAGGGTGTCAATCAATTCCGATATAAGGTTTTGATCCTTGAGCTTCTTTGCCTGATAGAGTGCTGATAGCAACTTGACCAGCATCAGTAAATCGTTCATCCGTTGACTCCTAGGAGCTGAGCAATGATTCTTAAGACCCCCCACGGGACCCCAATTACTTTATACTTTCTGACCAGCGACATGTTGACGGTGCTGGTCAAGCAATCTGTTCCACTGAAGGATATCGACAAGGTTTCTTCATATCATCAGAAGTTGACCTACGGTGAAATGGCGAGCATGCTGAAATTGCAGTACGCCGTCGCTCAGAGGATGGGTGTTGCGATGCTCGACCCTAAGCACCTGTTCGGTGAAGGCGTCGAAGCAAACATGGTCGAAACCGCATTTAATGCAATCGACAGTGAAACCTTATCTGAATGGCAGACCTGTAAGTCTTTTAATTCTTTGGCGGCTGGCTTGAACGTTGTCCTCGTTCTGTTCAACCGTTCGGAAGATAAGGAAGTCCCCGGTTGGGACTGCCTGGATGCGACGACCTTCTCAGGTGCGTTGCTTGAAACCATCGTTGCAAAAGTGGGTTACCTCCAAGCTCACTTCGGTGAAGTGGTAACACCAAAGCTGGGCGAGTTCACCCTCGCCGAAGTCTATAAGCTGCTCGGAATCGAAAACCCATAGGCGTTCAGTATATTTTATGTGTAGCATTACACAGACAAATATTTGTTCGCTATATCCCCCGCTCATGAGAAGGATCCGATTTCATGAAAACGATTGAAGCAAAGTTCAAGAAGAGTGAAAACAACTTCTTGGCGATGAAGACCGCTATCAACAACAACGCCCTCAGTTCGCTGACCGGCGTTGAAAGCTTCGATGGCTGGGGCAACGCCCTGGGCAACCTGGCTGGTATCGAGAACCACGCCCTGAAGGACATGGTGGGTCGCATCGACGTCAACAACTTCGACTCCTTCACCGGCGCCCTGAAGCGCAACGTCATTCCTGACTCGGTGCAGTCCTACTTCGACGAAGCCGGCAAGCGCCTGGCCGAGGTCGACGGTATGGAAGGCTTCTCCATGGCCCAGTACAAGGGCTCGGAGCAAGACATCAAGGCCGCCAACCTGGTCCTGAACTCGCAGAACAAGCTGCAGAACGAAGCCGCCGAGGCCATGTTCGCCACCCTGATGGTCAAGTACGAAGACGAAGGCGTCATGCTGAAAGTCCGTGCTGCCGGTCTGGGCACCTACTCCAGCGGTAACACCGCCTGGCAATCGGCCTCCGAACTGCGCCCTCTGTTCGGCCTGCTGCGTACCGGTGACATCTTCCGTGACGACGTCCTGGCCCTGTATCCGGTCTTCCCGGACAGCCCAAGCCACGAAGACCGCGCCCTGTTCGCACCGACCTCGCTCATCGCCGCCACCGACGCCGTCTACCCAGAGCACGACGGCTACGGCCGTGAAAACCACAAGACCCAGTACCTCAAGGTTCCGGTCACCATCCCGAACTACCTGGGTCTGTGCCAGGCTCCTGGCCAGCGCGCCTGGACCTCGACCGACGAGATCGAATCGAACTCGATCCAAGTCCAAGCCATCGGTATCACCGGCAAGCTGGGCGCCAACGACATCAGCTTCTTCGTCGAAACCGGCGCCATGTCGAACAACACCTTCGGCGTGACCTCGACTGCTCAGTCGTCCGACGACCGTTCCATCCAGATGCACCTGCGCCGCTACCCTGGCTTCTCGGTGGTCGACAAGGACGGCCTGGAAGTGGGCGAAACCCTGTTCGCTGACTTCAAGACCGCCGGCTTCGAACCGCTGTTCATGATCAGCTTCTCCGGCAACTACCAGCGCCAGGGCTACGAGCTGCGCCTGAACGGCGGTACTGCTGAAATCCACGGTCTGAAGCACATCGCTTCCGGCGAGGAAATCAGCATCGGCCGCATGAACGCCGAGCAGAAAGCCCTGGTTCGTACCCTGACCGACGGTGCTGTGAAAGCTGCCAAGCTGACCCAGAACGTCACCAACATCTCCCGCGGCAACTTCGGTTACCGTATCGAGGTGTTCGATGCCGACAAGCGTCTGTCGGTTCGTCGCCAGGATCCGATCTCGGTCAAGTACCCGATCACCAAGGAAGACACCAACCAGGCTTCCCTGGACTACGCCATCTCCCAGATGGGCGTCGCGATCAACAACCAGTGCTCGAAGAAAGCTTTCGACCGCGCTCAGGAACACCTGAAGTACATCACCAGCATCGACGGTGCTGCGGTAGTCGGCAACAACCAGGCGTCCAACGTCCTGGCCGGCCAGCACTACGTGAAGGCTTCGGCGGTGAACCGCGAGATCACCCTGAAAGACGTAGTGTCGACCCCTTCCAACTTGGAAGTGTTCGAGTGCGTCGTGGCCGCGATCACCAACGAACTGAGCGACATGACCGCCGCGCTGAACTACAAAACCGGTCTGGCGTCGATCGCCGAGTACAGCGGTATCCAAGCCATCGAGTGGACCGTCATCGTCCACCAGAACTTGGGTCGCTTCCTGATGCGTCCGGGCGATGCCCGTACCCTGGGTCAGAAGCTGCCGCTGGACATCAAGGAAACCAACTTCGACGACCAGGTTGGCAAGATCTGGCTGATTCCGAAGAACAACTCCACCAGCGAGTTCATCAACCCGCTGGGCGGCATCGGCGTCCTGATCGCGAAAGAGAACATCGTTGTGCAAGGCAACGTGACTCGTGAGCAGCAAGAATACGGCGTGGTCATGACCCTGCCGACCTACAAGCACTGGGCCCTCTGCCCGATCATCGGCCAACTGGTCGTGACCGACGCAGCCGAGTTCCTGGGCGACGAAGGTCTGCTGACCAAGCTGGTGAAACAGCGCGTTCAAGTGGAAGGTCTGGTCGAAGGTATCCAAGCCCTCACCACCGCCACCGAAGGCAACAAGCCAGTCCCAAACGGCCCTTAATCCTGCCGCCGACCTACTACGGAGTTCTTCAGCCTCTGTAGGTTAGCGTTAGGCCATGCGCCGCTCGTGAATAAGTCCCCTGCTCCGCTGCCCTTCGGGGTGGCGGAGTGGGCGGCTTATTTTTTGCTTCTCTATTTTGGAAGGAGATTTTCAAAACTATATTATCATGCTGTATATGGATAAGGAGTTATCGCCATGAGCGTAGACGTCCACAGCTTTCAAATGAATTACCGTGTGACTAATGCGTCTCCTGATGCGTTGGTCGTCAAAGTTAAAGGCGGCCTGAGCTACCTTATCAAGGCAAGTAAAGAAGCCACGATTATGCAAGAACATCTGCTCTATGTCAGCGTGCCCAACATCTACCTGGACAGCATCGAGATCCGGGAAGACCAAGCACTGACCAAACTCGACCGCCGGATTCTGTCCGAGCTGAGTAAAGAGTACGACACGCAGAAGAAATCTGAGCTCGGCTATTACAGCGGCCTGACCACTTCGCTGGAGACCAAGATCGTTTTGGGTTCTTCGTTGATTGAAGACAACAACGCGATTCATAGCGAACTGCTCGGTATCACCCTGTACCTGGGCGCAAACAATTTCAGACAGCCTGCTCTGAATACACCTACCATGACTCTGAAGGAATTGTTCGACAAGAATAGCGAAGATGAAATGCAGTGCCTGAGCTACATCGTGTACGTGAACGACCCGAAGCGGGTAAGTTCTCCCTATTGGACCAACGTCAAAGGAATCTCCACACCAATCCCCACTGTTAGTAATCTCAGTAAGCAGCCTGGATTATATGTTGCCATTTCTCGAGGTATTACACCACGGGAGGAGTTATACTACGCTTTCGAAGAGTTGAATACGAAGCTCGTCGAAGGCCTGGGTATTTTTGAGAGCAAGGCAGCGTGTGATAAAGGCGGTAATACTGAGCGTTATGCTTCAGCAGAAGAAAAAGTCAAGGAGTTGTCGAAAGACAAAGGCAAGCTGCTCGAACAGGTGAAAACCTTGGGTGAGCGAGTCGTTAACCTTGAAGAGCAACTCGGTCGCGCAAGCGATGAGAACACTCGTCTGAAGTACGAACATAAGACCGAGCTAGGTCAGCTCAAGCACACGCACCAAATGAACTCTGAGATGTCGAAGTTCGAGAACCGTCTAACCACAACGGTCAGCAAAGCGAATTTCGATTTGGTGAAACACAAAGCCTCTCAAAATACTTGGACAGACTTCGCCAAAGCGGTTGGTACTTTGGCAGGAGTGGCATTCACGGGGTATAAGCTGCTAACAACCTAAAACCTGGAGCACCTGATGTTTCCATTACTCGCAAAGGCCGTCGATGCGTCGATGCCGAGATTCAATCAAACCATCATGGAGGGATTCCATCAGAAAGAGTTTGAACGAGGTTTGCAGTATTACGAAACAGCTCTGAAGACCTTGTTGAAACCGATTGAACAACGTGGCGTTTATTTCCGTCGCGTTGAGCGGGTGTCACCTCGTGACTATAACGAGTATCTGCTGAACAGCAGTAGCAAGATGTATGACATCCACAAGGAAACACTCTACCCGGTTCGATTGGTATTCGACTGGGAAGACCGGGCGGGCAAGTTCACCCCGTTCAAACCGCCGTTGACCATGTTGCCGTATACAGACCGTTACGGTGATTTGTTCTTGCGTGGTGTGCATTACAGCCTGCAATTCGTATTGGCCGAGCAAGGCTTGCCGGTCACGAAGGAGAACTCGCTGTTTGTTAAGGTCCTGGGCTTCAAGTTCAAGATCGGCGTGGAACACTTCAAGTACGATAAAGTCTCCGTGGCATCTGGCAGCTATCGCACGATGCACATGGGCGACAACCTGGCGGCTAACCGCTTCTACAGCCCTACGGAAAGTCGGAAGATCACCGACACCAAAACACCGACCCCGCTGTTGGCGTGGTATGTGTTCGCGAACATCGGATTCGAGAAAGCCATGGACATGTATGGCGAATGCGATTTCCGCGTAGGCACCGTGGACGCTCTGACCGAGCAGTTCAAAGAAGAAGACCGCTGGGAAATCTACACACGCACGAGTGACAAGAGCGGTAACAGTCGTAGCCTGGGTGACTACATCGGTCATGACCTGGGTATTGCGGTGCGCAGTAAATCCAAGAACCGTAAGGACTTGGGCACCGTGGGATTGCAGTACGCGTGTGCGTTGCTATTCGTGATGGACTGCATGTCGTCGTATTTCGATGTTGACGCTATCAACGATCCGAACTATTGGAAGTTGCTCATCGGGCGGTGCTCGGTGAAAGCGGGTGACAGCAACGAGTACGTCATGCGGTTGATGGTGGATCATTTCATCTCCATCAACGAATACCTGGACAGTGAATCGATCCGCCGGTTCGCCAGTCAGGCAATCGTGGTGTCGGACATGTTCGACTTGTTCAACTACATTATTGCCAACAGGAGTGAGATCGTACAGAAAACCGATCGCGCATCGATGTTCCACAAGGAACTCTCGAGCCTGGAGTTCACGTTGGACAAGCTGATCACGGCAGCCAACAACTTCAAGCACGATATCAAGAACAACTCCGAGCTGAGCTACAAGAAGGTTGCGCGGTTCCTGCACAACCACTTCCACATCAAGGAGATTGATAATGCACGAACGACAAACCTTATTCAAGAAGCCACTCCGACAGACTGTCCGTTCGTAGACTACATGCTTGGCTGTATGCCGCAGCATCGTGTCTTTACCAACGCCACGAAGTCCAAGAAACGCGGGGAGTTTGACACGAGTGATAGCGCCGGGTTTGTTCACCCATCGCTGCCGTTCGTGAACAGTTACCTCCGAGTTACTGGACCCTATCCCGATTCCAGGGGTTATTTATCGCCGTGCCTGCATTTAATAAACGGAAAAGTGACCGCGCTCCATCCGGATATGCGACCTTATTTCGAGGCAACAGATTGGCGATTGCGCTATAGGGAGGTGACCTGACTTCCTTAATAGCGCGCAGATAGAGAGAAAACCTAACCATGGCGGATAAAATCAGACCCACAACTGGCGTTAGATTGCCGGGCAGTAACGATTTAGGTGGTAATGCCCAGCGAATGGGTATGGCAGCCCCAGGGATGGGGATGGGTATGATGAACGGCATGAACGCTCAGCTCACCCATGGCGACATGATCAAGAACGCCCTGAGCACCGGTATTGGTAGTAACCCATCGGGCGGTTTCAAGTGGGGTAACTACGGTAACAGCGCCTATGAGGATGACGCTCTTCGTTCCATGAAGGGTGACAAAGACGTCGACGCTAACCAGACCCAATACTTCATTGAACGGGTTTCACCCGCGATGGAGATATTGATGCAGCATATCTATCACCGCACCGGTCAGTTTTACGACCACTACAAGAACGCTCGTGATTCGTTCCCAATCACACAGATGGGGAGTCGTTGCCCTATCCGTGTTGCGTTCATCGAGGCCGTCAACAAGCAAGGCGACTTCACTCGGATTGCGGCTTACCACGTCGCTCCGATGTTTGGTCATCGCTTGATTGAGATCCTCCGTGCTGGTAAGGAAGAGTTCACAGTCAACGATTATGTCGACGCCACGCACTTCGCTGTACGCTGTATGTTGTACTTCGAGCTGGTCAACTGGCTCATGCACTCCCGTGAAGGTCAAATGATGGGACGGAGCATTCCGTCTGACTTGGCCCAAGCGTTTTCGCTGTTGGAAACTTATAAAGATCTGGCGCAGACCGCCTACGACACATTCGGTGCTACCTCGCCGTATTCGTCGTTGGAATTCAAGCGACCGGAATCGACACGTCCTGATTGGAACTTGCTCTACGGCCAGCATAGCGATATGTTCAAGCACAACGACTACGCTCGTAATGAAGGAACACAATCGCCAGTAGATGGATCTGCTTACGACGACATCGTCTCGATGATTCGCCGGAATGCTGCCGAGTATCGCGGTGAAGTCCCACAACACACCAGAAGCCGTAATGAATTTGGAGAATCTTTCGTGAACTTAGAACATCAGCGCACCGATTACCAAAACATCACTCCCCAGAACCGTCACGAGTTCAGGCTCCAGCGGTTCTTCCATCATATCGGTAAGCCGAACCACTACTTCATTCCGGAAACCGACTGGAAGCAGATTCAGCACGCCTTCAAGAAACACGCCGAACAGGGCCCGGAAGAGACCGTCCAGCCAGGTACCTTCCGTATCGTCATCATCAACTTCGAAGCGGACACCGGCTGGTTCAGCCGCATCGTACGTAGCGAGAAATACAGCATGCAAGAAATGCTCTCCAGCCCGGAGAACTTCCTCCCGTTGCTGGACGACCTGGAAGACCCTGAGAACTTCAAGGTCAACCCGGTTCCGCTGAAAGAAGTCAAGAACAAGTCCAGCATGACCGTGCCGGTCGCGAACTGCAAGAAGCTGGAAGGCTTCCCGCTGGTCACTGTCGAAGAGAAAATCATCAGCAATGATGACGTCGACATGGACGCGACCATCCTGGCGGCCAACAACACCATCACCAAGAACTTCACCACCGAAAACGCCACCTCGTTCGACGTGACCACCTGGAACGTATTCGACTGCGCCTCGGTCGAAGACAAGATCCGTCTTTTCAACGACCTGCCGTTCCTGTTCAAGGACTCCGGCG